CGAATTATTTCTTCCTTGATTATACGTTTGATGTCTGATTTTCTCATGTTGATGTATATGGTATAAATATATTGAGGTATAGTTGGGAAGCCAAGGAAAAATAAAAAACCCCACATTTTTTTGATGTGGGGTAAATATAATGTATATATGGTTTAAAAGTTCAAAACAGCGTAATCTGGTCTAAGTGTCATTTTAATATTGACTGCAACACCATCATCATCGTAGCTATAGTCGCCAAAATTAACATTGGTAGGAAAACATCCCATAAGTTTCCACTCACTCACGATATCCCCTACTGGGCCTAACACGTTGAAAGTAAGGTTTTTCTTATAGAAATCTGAGTAACCATCTCTACCTGTTACTGATTCGTGGCCTAAACGGATCCATTCCATTACTGCTTGGGCACCTGATGGAGTGATTGATTCGAATAAAGTCACATCAACTGTACTCCATTTTGTTTTACCTTTTACAAAACGTTGAACGTTGATATGGTTAAGTTCTACAGCGGTTTGGTCTAATGTTATTGCAGTTACTCCTTTTACTAGGTAAGCAGGAATACCATCTATGTACATTACGAATCTATTCGACTGCTTCGGTTCGAATGCAGTATAATAAATCTCATTTGAATTTAAAATTGGCATGTTCTATAGTTTTATTCGTTAATAAATATACACTATTTCAGCTTTTAACCCGGGAAAGTTGCTCCAGTGGGTTGAAGGATGAAATCAAGTGAAATAAATTCTGCTGTTCTAGTTGGTTGTATGTAAATTTGTCCTATTAATTGGTTTCTGTCAATAACATCAGGTGTGTTTAATGATTCGTCCATTACTACCTTAAACGCGTATAAACCTTGTTTTTGTTGAATTGTTTCCAAATACGGGCTTACTCTGTTTATGAATGACAATCTAGTTACTGTTGTGTTAGGTTCAAATACAATTGTGTTTGCTACTTGACCAATGAACGATTTTAATTCGATTAACAAACGTCTTACGTTTACGCGATCCAATGCCGAAGCATCTTTTTGTAGTGTTTTTTGTCCAAATGCAACTACACCTTGTTGTGGCATTGTAGCTAATGGGTTGATGTTGTTTACGTATAGCTCGTCTTTTTGTGCTTGAGATAGTTTGTATTTTGCACGTAACACTGTACCCAATCCACCTCTGTTCATACCAGCTGGTGCAAACCATGGTGCAGCAATTCTATCGTTGTTCATGTATACACCCGGGATCAATGTAGATGCAGGTACCCATACGATTTTTCCTGTTGCTGGGTCTGATATGTTTACCCATGGCCAGTATGTTGATGCGTATGAATTGTCTATTGATTGTGCTTGTGTTACTGCTGTTGATAATGCTGAGCTGTAGTTTGTTAAATCTAACACATAAATGCTATCTCCACGCTCTTGTGTGGTTGCAATGATTGCAGATACAACAGATGAATGGGATTCTTTTGTTAATCCAGGAGTTGATATGATGTTGAATTTGAATTCTTCTGCATTCGACAATAAATTAACCATGTTGGTATAGTTAGAAGCAACTAAACCTTGTGTTTGTGTTGAAATATTGTCGTAGAAATTAGCACCACCCATGATTGTTCCTGTAGCGCCTCCAAATGTTCCTAATTGTGCTGGAGGTAAAACACCAACGTATGCTGGTTTTACGTTACCATTTACATCTAAGTAATCTGGTGTTAATACGTTTACAGCTGATACTCTAACGTATTTTGATGCGTTCGGGTATTCTCCCTCTACGATCATTTGATTAGTTGTTGGGTCGTATACTTTTGTTTGGTTACCGATTACTCTAGCGATAAAGTTGTTTGATTTTGGGTCTAAACTAACACCGTTGAATGCCTCAAGTATAATTGGTTTTGCTGTAGTATCGTCTCCTCTACGGATCAATACATTGAATGTACCTTTTGCTGCATTTGGTGATGTGATTTCAAATCGAATGTTATCTGGAGTACCACTAGTTAATGCACCGTTTATTCCAACAGTTTCATTGTTCATGATGATACCTTCGCTTAGTGTTTTTAACTCGAATATGTTTGTTCCACCTCCAAGTATATATCCTGGGTCTACGTATCCGTTAATAACGTATACAGAATCGTCTGCTATAATTGATGATGATGCAGGTGAAAATGAACCAGATGCTACTCTAGCAACTAATAGTGACTCGCCACCATAGTTGAAGTAGTTGTATGCTGCAATTGAAGTTAAATATGAATAAGTATCGCTACCGCTAGTGAATACATCACCAAATACAGCTTTGTATTCTGAGTATGATGTAACTACTGTTGGTACCTCAACTGGTCCTTTTACTGTAGGGCCAATAATAGCGGCACCCACATTGATTGGTTGCCCGGTTAGATAGGTATTGTCTATCTCGTTGATTTTAACGCCAGGTGATGGTGTGAAGTTTCCCATTTTTTGATTTTTGATTATAAATATATTGTATGTTGTTTAAAGTTGCATTACTATCCAATTGTTGCTGAAGTAGGTAATATGTTGAAGTCAAGGGCGATGAATTCTGCGGTACGTGTTGGTTTAATCCAAATTTGTCCAATCAACTGATTGTTGTCGACATTTTGTGGTGTGTTGTTTGTATCGTCCATTACTACTCTAAACTCAGATAAACCTTCATTTTGCTGTACAGATGATAAATATGGGTTTACTTGCGACAAGAAATCGTTGCGTGTTGCTTGTGTGTTTTGTTCAAATACAAGCGTATTTGCAATTGCTCCAATATTGTTGATTAACTCAACCAATAAACGCCTAACGTTTACACGATCAAGTGCGTTTGGTTGTTTTTGCAATGTTTTTTGTCCAAATATAACTACACCTTGTTGTGGGAATGTTGCTAATGGGTTAACGTTTTCTACATATAAAGCATCGCGATTTAATTGAGTCAAATTACGCTCAACACGAGTAACATATGACATGCTACCACGCGTTACTCCAGCTGGGGCAAACCATGGGTATGCTGAACCATCATTGAATGCATATGCTGCTGGGATTAATGTAGATGCAGGTACCCATATTGGTTGTCCTGTTTGGTTGTCTACTGTTTGAGCCCATGGCCAATATGTTGCTGCGTATGATGTATCTGTGGTAGAAGCGTTTGATATTGCTTCACTTAATTGTTGTCCGTATGGTACCATGTCTACTACAGCCATTGTATCTCCACGTTCTTGTACCATTGTGATTAATTGGGATACAGTGTTTGAGTGTTGCGATTTGTTTAGTCCAGGGGCAACTATATATTTGAATTGGTAAGCGTCTTTGTTTTTTAATAACTTTATGGCATCTGTGTAATCTGCAACTACCCCCCCAGATGCTGGGATACCTTGTGTATTTGTATTGTTGATGTTCTCGTAATAGTTTGCAGCTCCATTTGCTGGTATGTTTGAGCCATTGGCGCCACCAAAACCACCACTTATTGCTGTGGGAATGTAGTCAGCAAACGCTGGTACACGTATGTTTCCGTTTGTATCTTGGTAGTTTGGGGTAAGTCGCTCTACTGATTTGATGCGGATATATTTTGAGGTGTTTGGGAAACTACCAGTTAATTCTAAATAGTACTCTGTTCCTTCCGATTTTAAATTCTCCACTTGATTACCAATTCTACGCTCAATATAGTTTGGTGAAAATGGGTCGAGTGATAAATTACGATGTGTTTCAATTACGGTTGGGAATTTTGATGTGTCGTTTCCTTGACGAATCAATAAATCAAATGTACCTGTTTTTGTGTTTGGTGATGTTACCTCCCAACGAACATTGTCTGCGGTACCGTTTACCAACATATTGTTTGTTGTTTCCGATCCAGTACTGTTCATGATTACACCTTCCGATAATGTTTCAAGGGTAAATGAACCAGATATAGATGATGTTGCTGGGGAGAAATCAGCTGAACCAGATGCTACTCTAGTGACCAATAACGATGTTCCTCCTTGCTCAAAGTAGCGGTAAGCAGCAACTGAAGTTAAGAATGTGTATGTTTGGGAACCACTAGTGAATACATCGCCAAATTTGTTTTGGTATTCGCTGTATGATGATACTAGTGTAGGTATGTTTACCTGCCCTTTTACAGTTGGTCCAATTATTGCGGCATCCGCGGGTGCAGGTGCTGTAGGTGGAATATAAGATTGGTTGTTTGTGTTAATAACTACCCCTGGGGATACAATTGTTGTTGGCATATTATATGAGTATATTTAATTATAAATATGTGTTAATTGGTTTGAGTGTATTCTCCGGTTTGTGGGTTTAATTGGATGGTACCATACTTGTCCACTAACGATTGATTGTATTCTGTCTCTTGTTGTGTTAATGACAATAGGGTTTGTTTGGCTGTGGTGTGTCTTTCCTCTAATTGTATTCTGAGTAATTCAATCTCACCCAACTCATATATAAGTTGCTGTGTTTGTGTTTGAATGCTGCGTAACTGCTCCAGTTCCTCTGTTGAGATAGCTTGTTTTTCTGAAATTAATGACATAACGTGTTTTGTTTGGTTTATGATATGATTGTGGATATACTGGTGATATCTGCTGTATATTCGATTGAGCCCGAGTTCATGGCTGTATAGTATGTGTTGATTTTGGATGTTGCGTTTGCTTCATCTGTTGCATCAACCAAATGCACACATGTTGCTGATGTGTGCTGGTTGATAGATGTATCTGTGGTTGTTTTTTTAACTGTTACTATATATTGCATATTTTATATGTTTATATGTTGGTGAAGAATCGCTCTGTTGTCACGTGTATGTTTCCTCCATACGTTATATTACTGCGAACCATGGTAATACGGTAGAATGGATAAGATGTGTCTTGTCCTGCACTAACCGTGATTTCGAGACGCTCATCTGTACCAATACCGTTCGGGTAAATATCCACTGTACCACTAGCTACGTTTACATCGGTAACAGTTTCAGCAGCTGTTGTGGTTGAGAATACAATTGCTTGCAATCTACCTGCTGATGGATCTGTGTTTATGGTTAATTCCGGATCCGTTCCAGATGAATCATACCCCAAACGTATGTAGTTGTCCTCGTATATAGGACGCGTTGTGGTTAAGTAGCTAAACGCTTTGTATTTCGCTACCGGCACACTGTAGTTTTGTGTAGCTGAGCCAGATGTAATTGGTACAACAATAGATGAGCTCAATTGTGTTCCGGTGAATGTTGCACCTTGGTTAACTACAAGCGATCCAGTGATTGTTTGTGACCCGTTTAACGTTAATGAACGATCCGATTGTAAATCAAATAACGTTGCTGAACCGGAATCGATTCTCCATAGCGAACCAGATAATGTATCGTTTACGGTCAATAACGGTCCAGTTGATCCACTTATAGACATTACAGTAGAACCGGATTTGTACATGTTGAATGAACCGGTTAGTGTAAGTGTTTGGTTAAGCGGGTTAACGGATGATGCAGTTGATGCGAACGATGCCGATACAGCGTTTAGAACATACGATGCTGTTTGTGCAGTGCCAACGAAAGATGCAGTTTGTGCAAATGAAGATGTAGTGGCAAACGATGAAGATACCGCTTGTAAAACATACGATGCAGTTTGTGCTGTGGTAATGAACGATGCTGTAGCAGCTTGTGTAGCGTACGATGCAGTACCAAATAATGATCCAGTAATACCACCACTAACGCTCAATGATCCGGTGATTGTTGTGGTCAATCCCGAATTAACTTGTAGTATAGGTGTGGAGCCAGTCCATACTGTGAATAGCGAGCCAGAAACAACATCGTCTACTGAGAATAATACGCCTGTTGATCCACTAATTGCTACTACGTTTGAGCCAGATTTGTATGTGTTGAGTGAACCGGTTAATACCAATGTTTGGTTTAATGGGTTCACGAATGATGCAGTTGACGCAAACGATGCTGATATTGCTTGTAGTGCGTGAGATGCTGTTGTTGCATTGTTTGCCCAAGATGCGGTACCGTTTAATGATCCAGTAAATGATGTAGCGGTAAGCGATCCTGTAATTGCATATGAACCTGTCAATTGTCTTGAATTTGTCCATACACTACCGCTTCTCACTAGTAAATCACCGTATGATGATGTAGTTGTAGTATCAAGTACATCGTGTAGTTCACCCAACTCGTATCCGTTGTCGATACGAACATAAATCGATCCGTTGTTTGATGGTGAATCTCGTACTACTTGGCCTAATCGTACACCATGTAATGGTGCTTGTGGTGCTGTTCCTATGATGGAACCGGTT